TTATGAAGCTTTATTTCCTTTGTCGGAGGGGTCTGTTGGCTTTTTCTTTTCCCCGATCGACTTGGATTCAAAAATGGCTACCGCATTTCGCAAAATATCCGGCATCGGCACTCCCATTCGACCCACATTTTCAATAATCGACAATAGTTCATTCGCCAAATAAAAGAAAACGACGGCATCCCGGAAATAATGTGCATCCCCGAGAATACCGTCGATCAGATGAGCTACCGTAATCATCAAAAACACCGTAACCTTACGGAAAATACCGTAATAGCCCTCTCGGCTTTTCAATGCTCCATTAATCCAGGCCGCCGCCCAGCCGGTAAAAAAGTCGATAATGACCATCCATAACAACAACGTCAACATCGTCGTCCACCCCCCGAAAAAATAACCGATCAGGGTCCCCGTGGAAAACCCCAGCCAAATCTGATCGACCTTTTCATGCATGCTTGTTCCCCCTTTTGAACCAAGGTGTAAAATGAATGTCCCCTTGAGGTAATCAAGGGCACAAAAGACACACTCCGTTGTGAGGCGTATCTGTTATAATTATATTTTTGTTTGGTTGCTAATTTTTCAAATTTATGGATGATGAAATGTATGCCCAACATATTGAAAGCTTAATCATTACTATGGATGCCACTAGCTGGCCACTTCATTGATGGGATATTTAAATATACATTTTAGAATAAAAAATCCAATTTTAGGATAGTTGGTAATCCTTTAAACCTACATATACAGTAGATTACCTTTTAATGCTGAGCCATAAACCGTTGGAGTATCTGGATTACTATTATCAACTGATCCCATAATAGCGCCTGGTAACAAATAAAATTCTTTATTAATATTAAAGTTTCCAGGTACTCCGAAAACCGACACTCTAGGCTCATACCAAACTATAGTAATTTCCCTTGCCCTTGCATCAAATGTCCATGATCTTATTGCTGTTCTAAGTTCATTTCCAGCACCTCCTTTAGCAATTGTTAAGATATCGAATGTAATTCCGTTAGAATCCATCATTCTTATTAATGGGGTTCCCCCATCAAAAGTTCCCGAATTTCTTCGTATAAATTCATATGAGCCTGTCGTATCCGTAGCTGTAAATGAAATCATAGTTGTGTTTGCCGGGAAGGTAAACCATCTCGGACCGTAATACACACTACCTGCTTCTTGCTTTCTATTCGCTATTTCATACGACTGGTTTATACTGGATTTGACTGGGGATATATTTTTTACTGCATCTACAATTTGCCCCCAGTCCATTGCGGTGGATGCACTTCCTCTTTTGGCGTTAATGCTATCCACCACGGACTGTTTCGCATTAGCGCCAGATTGCTTTACCGTTTGTATCGCTTGTTTTAAACTTTCGAAATTACCGTCTGTGTTTTTAAATTGAAAGTCGCCACCTACCAGTCGGGCTGGTACTTGTGAATTTGAGTATAAGTCAATCTGCCCATCAGCAACCCAATCAAAGCCTGTATCGTTATCTCCAATAGGAACTTTCAAGTTAGATGTAGCGCCAAAATTCGTATTTTGAGCAATCCAAACTTGTCCTGTCGTAACCACACGTCCTGCTTGTAAAGTTAACTCTCCTTCCCCTACTTGCTTCGTCCCATTAGATGCGATAATACGTGAGTCAAAATCCACATCATTACCGCTAGTGTGAAAGTCAATATAAGCAGGACCTGCTGTAGTTGCACCCTTACGCATCTCCAAATAGGAGGTATTATTGTACATTATTTCATTCCATGGACCCCATCTATTATCGTAGGAGTAGAAACTACGCGTGAAAAGTCTTTGATTGTTGGGAGGAAACGTGGAGAAAAATTGAATAGCTCCCGCGGCAGGACTAACCTTTAAATAAAAAGCTTCTTTTACCGGGATATTGCCCATTGTGGACGCATCGGCACTGATCGGGCAATAATATTCTCCCTCCGACTTGTAATTGTTTAAATCCACATTTGGCGGAATCTGCGTAGCCTTCTTTAGACTACCATTCACAGCATCCATAACAGATTTTATCGCCTTCGACGTAGCAGCTAATTGCTCTGACGAACTATCCGTAGCATTGCTCAACTGCACTACACCTTTATTAGTAGTGGTCGCATCTGGAATTTCCGGGTCCAGATGTGCAACTTCCTCCTTCAATGCCCCAACTGCCCCATCGATTTTATCCCAGTTATCGTTCAACATAGTTTGAATATTAAAAGTCTCATTACCATCAATAATAGGGTCCTTTTTGAGTAGTTTCAAATAGTCTGTATTACTAGCCACTTATTGAACACCTCCTGCAAATTTAGACAATATGGTCTGTTCCATTTCCCTCAAAATCTTCTTCTCATGAATATCTCGAATTAACAAATATCTAAACTCATATTCTACAGACAAATGAGCCGGCTTAATCTCTTCAATTGCTGCTTTAAGATCCTCTAGGTTTGGAGGAATACCAATAGTATCTATAAATTTGACCGTGAATCCCCATTCAGTGTGTTGAAAGGTAACATTCAGGGCGCCACCGTCATACGCCTCAGCTACATTTTTAACAAGTCGGCCCGAAAATTTGCCGCTCCCACGGAGCTTCGATTCTACGACCGAACGTCTCTGCTCCAGCGGCTTTTTCAAATCAGCAGGAATACCAAGTTCATTCTCCCAGCGATCCAGCGCCCATGTAGAAGTGCGAACAAAAAACTGGGCCAATGTCTCATCCAATGCAAAATATAGAGCATCCAATTCACTACCCTTTGCGTCCATATCAGCTTGCATAACACGAGAGATTTCGTAATAAGCAGGCAAATAGGAGAATAGCTCCCGTCCTCGCACACTGCGCATTTGACTTTTGATATCCTTCATTACACTCTGTATATTGTGTTGATTATTGTTCAATCCATCACTATACACCGACGATCACCATCCCTTGCTCCGTCGCCTGACCAAATTGAATCCTTTTATGCTGATTACTCCATTTATTCATTTTCGGCTCGGAACGATCAGTCATGGTCGGATTCATTCTTTTACACATGCTCGTCCCCCCTTTGGGTTCAGACTGTTTTTTTGTTCTGTTCGCTATACTGTTTTCTTGCGGAAAATAGAGCTATACCATTTAACCGTTTCTCCCTGCTTATTCGAAACATCCACAGATGACGAATCTTCTACGTTACCCGGTACCAGATCAGAACGTTTGGATAAAATAATCTCCATTACCTTCCCACGCTGTTGTTCATCCAAAACATAGCTTCCAATGATCGTAGCTACGTCGCCCTCTCCCCGATCACAGCGGGTGATGCAGGCATGAGCACAAATACGCAATTGAGCCTCTGTTAAAGCTGCCATGGTTATGATTTCACCTCCGTTTATTTCCCTGTAGTGCCCAGCATAAGCTGAGTCAGCGTTACTTCCAGATCTGCAATACGCTGCTTCAATTGATCTGTCTCACTTGGCTGTTGCTCCGCTTTTTGTATCAGTTCCTTAATTGCTTCCTCGCTTAAGCCTTCACTCCAAAATGTCGTGGGGTCTCTTCTCTCTGGAGACGTAAAGGCCTGGGCAAGATAGACAGGCTCGTCCCCACGTTCGTTTTCCGGTTTGCTTTGCCATTCATCATGAAGCTTCTGAAATGAAGCTTGTGATTCTTTGTTGATCTGCTCGTATGCATTTTGTGCTTCTAACAGCTTTTCACCGTATTCTGCTTCATAAGCCAGCCAGCCTTGGATATCAAAACGAGGATGGTATAAGCCCCGTGGCACTATAATACCGACGGTATAGCCAGCAGGGATGTTTTCTGAATTTGCTTCATCTATAGCACTCGAACTATCGATAGTAAGCTGATAAGTGTCTAGCTGCTCGTCTGTATCAGATAGTGTGAGCGAAGATGAAGTATAAAAAGGGACGACGCCTGAAAAGGCATCGTCCACCAACTCGTCCTCCAGATAGAGGCCATCTGTATTTACTTTAGGTACTGCTTTCATGCGCTTTCCTCCTTATTGTTCGGCTAGGAATGGCGGTATAGAATCTAAGCTAATCCATCCGTTTTGCATCATACTTATCCCGTTTATAGGTAACGGGGTAACGGAACCGTTGCTGTTAATATTCACACGGCCTAACACATCAGTTTGCGTGTCCGTGTTAGCAGCAGTTACTAAAACACGACTCAATTTAGGTCTACATCCGGGCGGCAAAATAAACATAGCGGTGTTAAGCGTACCGAGTTTTAAAACCCCTTTCATGTGTATAAGCCCCTCAGAGTCTTTATAGTACCCAATCTGAGATAGTATTGACGAATAGTTCGACCAGCCATTGAGCAAAGTCGGTACGATCCACGAAGGATTGTCCTTTTCCGCCTTCTTATTCTCCAGCACAGACACCCTCGAATTAGCTTGCTGCACGCTGTCTACCAAATCAAGCAGCAAGGTCTTTTCGTTGATTGCGTATGAGCCTTTGATTGAAACTACAGGTGACTGAGCTAGAGTTAAAAATGAAACCGTATAGGTTACTGTTTTATCGTAATTGGTGGATGGAGTCTCAGCGTAAGCCCAATCATAGGCAGTAGTAAGTCTCCATTTCGAATCTTTTCGGCCATTAGCATAGACGCCTAGTATTTTTCTTGATGGGGTGCTCAAATAACTGGTAACATGCGCTTTAGCCCCAATAAAGGCCGTATTATTATATTCAAAGACTGACGCTCGTTCCCGCAATACAATCCCCGAACCGATTTCTATCAGATTGTCTCCATCAGTAAGCGTTAGCTGCCCTTCGCTAACAATAGGCTCTACTGTAGGTGTTGCGAGTTGATATACGAGTCGATATGGTTCCCAATATACAGCCCTACCGTCTTTACTCAACCCTGGGTCTATTTGAGTTGTTGGCAAAACCGAAGTTGTTGATCCATGATCGTTGATCTTCCTCCAGCTCTTTGGTCCTTGGTTATTAAAAATCTCAGCAGACGTACCGTTCCAATAATACATGTTCCAGCCCATAAAATACGCCTTAATCTCGTCCACTGTAGGTGTGTAGCTGTCTCCCCATCCACTGTCTGCACTAGAGATGGACAGACCCACAACACCGGATTCAGGACTAAGATGGGATTGATCCGGCCCACTCAGTGGGAAAACATGCTGAACCAGCTTACCGTCGAACTTTGTTATCCTCTCACTGTCAACTACTCCATTAGAGACAGGTATTCGAACAACCTTATACCCTGCCGCTGACGCGAAGTAAACCCACGGCAATGAGCCATCCAGTGTCATCCCTTGCCACTTTTTATTTTTGAAATACTGCCCCTCACGCTCGAATACAGTATCAGCATTTGCGCCAGTAACCGGATCAGCGTACAGGTTTGCTTGCAACGCAATCATGGAATCTTCACGTGACTTGAATGGCTTTGCTGTACTGCCGGTGTTGAGAATTGGATTGTAAAATTTACGTTTCGTACCTACAGGCCAACTCCAGGCATCAACGTCAAATTCATTCGTGTATTGTGTAACTCCGCTAACATTCACACCAATTCGAACAGCAGATGCATCCATCTTTATAACTCGTGATTCACCAGGATTAATAAATATACCTTGAATACGTGTTCCTGCGGTGTTAAATACGGATATCCGTACTTTACCTGTGCTTTCAGTCGGATTGGTAATCGTGTACTCTTTGTTCGGAATTACATCAAGATAAATAACTGCGTATGCATCCGTTCCAATTGCTCCGCTCAAAAGCTCTCCCTCAATAGAATATGGCGAATCAATTGATATTTTATGACCTGTTGTTATCCATTCATAAAATGGAGGCAATAAATTCTCCCCATATCGAATCGCATACGGATTACGCACAGGCATTACACTGTCCACGTATGGATATTTGACAGCTACCTGTTCGGCGGTCATGCTATCCAGCGCAGCATATTCTGAAGCGCTAACCTCATAGACACGAATAGCGTCTGCATAAAAAGCTTGACCAGTTGCTGTTGAAATCGATGAAACTTCCAGGTTTGTCGTAGTATCGTTTGCCGGTGCACATTTTGTATAGATCGTTACAAATTGACTCTTATCTACGGACTGCTTGAGTGCCTTATTACCACCTGTAGAAAAGTTTACATAGATATTGTTTGAAGCATTGATGTTTTTAACGTCAGCCAAGGCGATATAGTACCTTCCACCAGTAAGCTTCAATCCGGTACTGTACACGTTATACACGCCGGAAGCGTTCATTGCAGTGACCTTGATAGATCCCGTACCCTGCACCTTATTAGATGTATCAACTGCAAGATCAGCTTCCCAACCTAAAAGGCTACCGATTTGGTCACCAGAACCTGCGCGCCCAAGCAGGTTAACCAGCATTCGTCCGGTTATTCCGGACAAAGAAAATGGAGCCGCCTTAACAGCGTTAAGTATCTGCACCCCGGGTTCCAGCGTAACCTCCTTACGCTCCGTCGTATCCAACCGCTTCTTAATCGCATCCACACCATCATTCACGTCACCTGCAAAATCATCAACAGCGCGCCAGTTTTGATCCAAATACTTCTCCAGATCAAAATACGTTGTTTTGGGCGACGTGCGGTCAATTTGATTTAAGCCCAGATTTGGTGTTTTTTCGCTTGCCATATTACGCGCCACCTCCTAAATATCTATCCTGTGTTGTATGTTCATTTTCATAGATGGTCATAGACTCGACTTCGGCAATGGTCAGGTAGCGTAACTTGTACTCCACCTCCATGTGGGCGGGCTTGATCTCCTCAATGGCTGCCTTCAGATCCTCCACGTTGGGCGGGATTCCGATCGTATCTATAAATTTGACGGTGAACCCCCATTCGGCAGGTCGAAAAGTAACATCTACCGTGCCTCCGTCATACGCCTCGGCTACATTTTTTACAAGCCGGCCGGAAAAAGTTCCTGCCCCTCGTAGCTTCGATTCCACCACTGCACGCCGCTGATCCAATGGCTTTGACAGGTCGGTTTCGATACCCAGCTCCATTTCCCAGCGTTCCAATCCCCACGTGGCGGTACGTACGAAAAACTGTCCCACCGTTGCATCCATTGCGAGATACAAGGAGTCCAGTTCGCTTCCTTTAGCATCCATATCTGAACGCATCACACGTGAGGTTTCATAGTAGGCGGGCAAATAGGAAAGCAGCTCGCGTCCCCGCAAGCTGCTCATTTGGCCCTCTGTATCTCCCGCTATAGTTACCCGATTAGCAAAAGAGTCACTATAGTTGGCATCGTTTCCCTGGATTGGGTTATTGAAAACATCTTCAAAACTGTTCGCTTTATCATTACTCACTGACGCTCACCGTCCCCAGCACCGCCACCTGACCTGATCCAATTTCAATATTTTGATTGCTCTGTCCGTTGATTTTTAGCTCAGAGAAATCAATAATAATCGGAATGTCCAGCAAAACAGCAGAAATCCGGGTATATCGTACCAACGGGTCTTCCTTGTAAAAAGCAAGCTGCTTCAAATAAGTCCGGACACCGCTTTCGATCAGCTTTTTGATTTCATCCAGTGTGGACGGCTTCTCTTTGGTGCGCTGTACCTTGACCGAGATGTTAATTTCCACCTCTGTCGCTGGCATGATCGTCACCACAGGCCCCGCTGGTGCCAGCCCTTCGCCTTGCCCATCCTGAGTCGGATCAATATACTTCTGAACAGCAGCGACGATATCCGGACTGGCAGCACGTTTATCCGTGTCCAGCACATATAAAGCCACCGTACCCGGCCCTTTCCACAGCGGAACAACCTCCACGCCGCCTACTCCGGCGATTTCATTCGCCCACTGCGTGTACTGCGCCTTGTTGCCGCTCGTGCCCTGGTTCCGCACCTTGGCATAAAAACGCTCCAGCAACAGCTGGTCGCTCTCAATGTCCGTGCCACTTTTAGTCTCCTCCGCATTCATAACAGAGGAAACACCACTGACTGGGCTCGCCATCACCTGAATGACACCCGCGGGTACGTTACCGCTGCGACCGGGATTGACTGCCCGAATCGCCGCTTCTCCTTTACCCTGCTCATCCAGCGTGACTGATGCCGTGGTCGCATACTCAATGGAAGCTTCCCCCGATACATCATCTGCCGGGGTCGCCACCAAGGTTCCCGCCGGGACGGTCGTTCCCGCTGTGCCCGTGAACGTGACCATACCTGAGGCAGCAACCGCTTCCCGCCGTGTCACTCCATGCTCTGCTGTTCGCAGATCCAGCTCAGGCGAGCGAAAATCCGGGTTATCGCTGGCCGCCGTACTGGCAAAGCCCCGGCGCAGCAGCTCCTGTGCCCAGATTGCCGCTTCGGAGAGCATAAATGCCACCGGTGCCTGCGCATCCCAAATAAAAGAACCCTCGGACTTATCAATGTCCGAAGGCACTTTTTCCAGCATACGACTTAAAATTTCCTCTTCCGTCTGGTCTACCAAATATTCCGGTAAGTCTGCCATTAGATCACCACACTTTCCACAATTTCCGTTTCATCTCGCACATTCGTAATCTGGCAGCTAAAATGGCACGCCTCGCCTTCCCAGCTAAACGTAAACTGATCCACACTAGCCGTGCGAGCATCTGCCAGCAGCGCTTCGGTGACCATTCGCTTGATTTCACTTTCCTGCACACCGTGCCCATAGCTGCTGCCGATCAGTTCCTCTAGCTCGCTACCATAGTCGGGAGAATAGATCACATGACGGTAGCGGGGGGTACGAATTGCTTTTTCACACCACTGCACCCAGGCTTCTTTTTCACCTATAGTCACGATTTTACGACTAGGGCTCATAACAAATTCTCCGGCTTCAAAATCAAACCGCCAGCTTCGTCCAAATACCGCCCGGTTATCCTCCAGCACAGCCGGGTCCGTAATATCTGTCCAAATCATATCATCCGTTTCGGGAAATAAATTAGCCACGTCCACTCACCACCTTGCACACCACAACCACATCGTTGCCGCTATTCACCCGAACCGCAAGTACGCGATCTCCGGGTTTAAGTCCTTTGTTCAGGCTCAGATTCACATCCTCCAGCTCGTCCTCCCCGATATAAAAGGAAGTTTTCAGCTCCTTGCCCTCCCAATTCTCCGACTCTACTGCGGTTGAGGTTCCTTTGTACATATGACGCGGTACAGACAGCAATCCCGGCAGCTCGGCGACCAGATAATCCTGAAGCTCATGTTTAAAATCGTCCAGCTTGATTCCCGTGGAGGTAATCGTGCCTAGTACCGCGCCCACTCCACTCAGCGCTTGCCGGGTGTGTCCCGCCATAGACGACTGCATTACACTTACAAATGCACCATAGGGGTCTTTACTCAAGAAAATACCTCCTTTTAACCATATCGAAGGAAGCGAGCTCTAAAGTCATATTCCCAGGATTCCCCAAATCCCGACTGACTGATGTAACGATCAGCTTCAACCCTTGTAACATTACAGCTTCACCAGCACGTAGGGTATTAATATCTGGTAAATTAACCGTAAAAGTTTCCTGAATTCCAGTCAGATGACTTTTTGCAAGCTTACTGGCTCCACCAGCTGCTTTCACTTGATCATCCTCTACCAGTTTTTGCAAAGTACCTAGCGCTTTAGTATCCCCTTCTGCTACAGCCAGCACCTTAGATGGCACCTCTTGTCCGCTTCCTACATTCTCATTGGCTGTCATCACTTTGACTTTAGTTACAGCTCCCTCAAGTGTCCGCAACTGAGTAAGATCAATAAATCGGTCTAAAACGTAGGGGGAAGGATTGCTACCGATTTTAAATAGCTCTAATCCAGCACTTGTCATGCGCAACTGGTACAAATCTCCACCCAATTTTGCTGTCTCTTTCAAATCAGCAAGCATCATGGAATATAGGGTCTGGGCACGATAAATACCTTTGCCTAACTGTACTTTCGTATCAGGTATTGAGGCGACCTGAAACTTCCAATCCTTCGCGTATTTGCGCAACCGTTGTGTGGCTGTCTGTCCTTTGGTAAATAAATATTCGTCCTCGGATTTATCCAAATAGATCGTCCGATCATATACCACCAGAGAGAAACGTTTTGTACCGCTGTTAGAGCTCTCTACTTCCCACACAACAGCCGGGTGGAGTAGCGGTACCTTCACATTTTTCCCAAATGGAATTCCACTGACACGAATAGGCATTCCCGGAGTAATCGTGGGCATATCATTTGAAGCAGCTACTCGGATGCTGGCCTGATATGCAATTTGATTAAGAGCATCTTTTAAAGTTATTTTCTCGACCAAGGGGGTAAGATCATATCTATCTTGAAGTATCACCTGATAGCTCATGGCATCACCAGCTTTTGACCCACTTTAATCATATTCGGATTCTTGCCTATGACCTTTGTATTCATTTGATATATGCTTTTCCATTTGGAACTGTCTCCCAACTCCAGCTTTGCAATTTTGGAAAGCGAATCCCCTGTCTTGACAGTATACGTTTTAGATTTGACTTTAAGATCCGTACGTGGAAGGGTTTTTGAGTTCACTTTTTGGGGAGAGCTTCCAGTTCGTAATGCTATTTTGGGTTCACGCCATGTACGCAAAGTAATTTCAAAATAGATATCCCCTGACTCTCCTCCACGAAAGGTCGTATTATGGGCAATGATAAAAACAGGAACATTAATGAGTGTATTCGTAATAATAAATTGATACGGATTCTCTGCCTTTAACATTGCATTTAACCTGTTCATCGCTTCATTAGGATCAGGAATATTTTTATAACGGCAATAAGATGCATCATACACCTTGGGAAAAAATGAAGAAAAGGTGATTTCTTTCACCTTTTCTCCTTGTGGGAAATCAAATTCTCCGTGTGTAAGCATCGTAACTGTCTCATATCCCTTTTGTCGTGAAATGTTAACCTCTTCAGGATTAACTGGAAATTGAAATACACTTCTACCATTAATCAAAAAAAAGTCTATACTCATGGCCCCCCTCCTTTCTACTATGATAGATTTACGTTAGGTTAGTACAGCTTTACCCTTTTTAAGGGAGCTATTGTCCCCTCCACCTCTATTAATAATTGCCTGTCGCACCTCATTTACGATCCGGTGTCCTACTTGAAGCGCCATCGCGTCAAAATCAATAGAATCTTCCTTGACTGTTACCTGTACTGCCCCTGGAGGCAACGTTACACTGATTTGATTGTTCGTTTCTGTCTTGAAATCCTTGAGAAAACCTGAAAAGCTGCTCATTTGCTCATCCGTTATTTGCACGAGCTGCGGAGCAGGTTTTCCTCCATTCGCTGTAGGAGCCTGTGAACCACCTGGCCCCATGCCTTGAGTTACCTTGGAACGGTTTTGGATATCCTGGATAAAAGATGGTAACGGCAGTCCCGGATCTACCGAAGGAAATCTTGACAGAGCTAACGACATCCCAGGTGTGGTGGAAGCGGGATTATAAGCTTGTGAGATCTCATTTACAGATACAGCAGGTTGTGATTTTTCTGGTTCTTTTGAATAACCAAATATATTGGATAAGTCATTTTTCAAACTATCTGTTTGACTGGAAAACCAATTACTTACATCAGATGCTTTATCACTCATCCAATCCGTTGCTTGGGAAGCTTTTTCGCCAACCCAATCCTTTGCAACAGTAGCTTTTTCGCCAATCCAGTCCTTTGCACCAATGGCTTTTTCGCCAACCCAGTCCATTGCAGAAGTAGTTTTTTCCCCGACCCAATTACTCATTTCAGAGAACTTTTGAGCTAACCATTCACCTGCTAAACTATCTACTATAACGCCTACAATTGCACCAATAAGAGCACCTATTGCAGAACCTATACCTGGAGCAATCATTGTACCAATAGCTAAACCAGCTTCGGTAAAACCATTTCCTATAACCGCTGATGTAATAGCAGCCGGTCGTTCTTCTGGCGACGCTGCAGCAATGTCTGCAGCATCTAAAAGCCAGCTAAATGGCCCAAGTAACTTCTTGCCCCCCTTCATAGCCCCCTTGCCTAGCTTCTTAAGCGTATTGCCCGGATTCTCGCCAAGTATTTTTTTTCCGAAATCAAAGATTTTTCCAAACATTCCCTTATTTCCATTTGGAGTCGGCCGTCCCCCTGGAATTCCCGGCTTATTGGTAGGCTTAGAGCCTGGTTTTGGGTTTAAAAGACTCTTTACCTTTTCCCACAAATCAGAAAACCCTGGTTTTTTTCCAGGATTTTTTTTGTTCTTCTTATTGTCTTTCTTTTTGTATTTACGATCAGGTCCGTCTTGTTCAGGAGCGTCTCTTTTGCGGCCGCCTTTTTTTCCACAACAACAATCACAAATCACCTTTATTCTGGGAGAAACTCGAATGGGGCCTGTTTTCACATTGATCTTAGGCGCATACTTTGGAGCCGCCACTCTAATATTCAATCTCGGCGGTTTAACCTTGATATCATAATTAAAGTTAAAGTCAAATTTAGGATCCTTTATCTCTATGTTTGCAGTAACGCTAACAGTCTTCTCTACAATATTAGAGATATTTAAATTGTTCCCCTCAGAGCCGCCCCCCCTAGCCTTCTTCTTATTTGTACCCTCTTGATCAATGCCCGTTTTAGCACGCGCAACAATGTAGACATCCTTAAGACTTTTTAGCTTTCTGATGAGCGCTTCAAGCACTGGAGTGGCCTTGTCAATTAGAAAGACTTTTGGCATAATACGCAGGCGACTAAGACGAATAGCCAGACTGTAAATGTTACCTAGATGCCTATGCATATACTTGAGTTCAGTATTAAGCTTAATCAAGCTCTGATAACGAGCGCGCCCTAGCCGATCAGAAAGTCGCTGTATCTGCTCAATATAACGACTTGTGGCTTTAAGTTCCCGGTTTGTAATGATCAAATCCTCTACATCTGTAACAATATTAACTCTGTAGCTACTTGATCCTGCCATCTATTCACCTCCTAACGTATCATTGCTGTATTTGTTTGGATAATGCATCCAGTTCCTCTTGCGCAAATGCGATTAGCATGGATTTTTCTCCTCTGTTTAAGGCCCAAAACTCTCCGGGACGGAGATGATGCCGTATCCACAAATGATACAGCAGCGTCGTCATCCCGCCGGAGCGAATCAGTTTTTTAGATCATCAATCTCCACACCGAAGCCGGATAGTTCCAGAACTTTGTCACCCACCGCATCCAACTCACCAGCCAAAAGCATACGACGTACTGCCTGTTCACCACCGGACAATTTGAGACGGCTAGTGATTCGTGGATCACCCCATCCATTAATTTGGAGGCCTTTGACTTCCAGTCCAGCCGTAGCTTCAGAGATAAGCAGCGCATTAAATGTTTCAGTATCTACTTTTTCATCCACACGGCCTTTAATTGTTTTACGAATTGTGCAACGCTCACGGATGCTATCGACTTTGTTGGATGTTAAGCCACGAAGTGTGAGAAGCATATCCAAGCGTTGAATACGAACAGTTTCCTCTGGTAATTTGTCTGCGGCTTCAAAAAGACTATCTAAAATTTGTTCTTCTGACATGTTTTCTGGCAAGCTCATTTTATATCCCCCTAATATTTTTTAATTAGGCCTGGATTACTCCAGGCCCACTATTAAGCAATAAATTACTCAGCTACGATAGGATCGAGAAGCTCGTAGCCTTCAAAGGTAAATGTCGTTTCCTCCGGTACTTCTTCTCCAGCGGTCCAGTTAGCCAACTGAATTTTATCTGGCATGCAGCGAATCAAGCGAACACGCTCATGTCCAAAAGATTCGGGGTCGTCCAGCTTGGAAATGATATCGAATTTTGCAAAGCCACGACGAATCATATCAGAAGTTACTTTGTAACCACTCATTGTCCCAGTCCCTTTTTTGGCTCCATTTTTATGCACTTTCCAGGTATTACCTACCAAATTCAGTTCTCTTTTATCAATTTCCACACTGGCTTCTAGCTTGTTGACATGTGTCTGCCAAACCCCGTCAATATATGCCTGACCATACGTACCTAAAATGACTCTTGAAGCATCCAACATTTATTTTTCCTCCTCAAAATGATCCATAATATAGTTTTGGATTTCTAATTTTCCACGACCTTCTTATTGCACGTAAAATGTGCCGAACAGTTGCTCCATCACGTCGGTCAGCTTCACGTTCCATTGCAGGAACACTTGATCCGGCTCCGGTTTGATAACTGGCGCATCACCATAGTAAGCCGGATCGAGAATGACATCGTAGCCATCGGCTTCGATCACGTTGCTTAGCGACAGCTGTGCCAGGTATTCTTTGATCGCACCGATGAGAGCCAGACGGCCTTCCACCGTGTTGTTGATTTTGCCAATGTAAGTCTCTTCGGCTGCACGCTGCAAGTCAGCGTTAATAGCATCCATGACACGAATAGAACGGATTTTCTTCCATGCGTTGTTTTGTCCAGCAGCCGGGTTCACCAAGCTGTTGATCCCACGCAACGCTTTGACCTGACGGCCGTCGAAGAACAGCAGGAAGACACCATTACGGACAGCCTGCTCCTGCTCGGAGCGTGTCCAGCGGCGGGTCACGTCCTCAAAAGGCGTCACCGCATATGTGGCGGATTGATTCAGACGTTGACCTGCGATCAGTCCGGCTACATAAGCAGCCGTTTGAGCGGAGCTGTAGTCCGTACCTGCCAGACGCACGCCAGTACCCACGTTTACGATACCTTCATGGTTGAGCGCCAGAGAACGGGCAGAGGCCAAGCTGACAGCGGTTTTGGATACATCATCTGCCGCAGAACCACCGAACACGGCGATAACGCCCTTGCCTTCGCCCCGGACACGCTTGATCCACGCGGCAAAGCTTTGCAGCAAGGCCAGATCGGCTGCATAATCGAGCGCGAGGACGTTAAATTCCTGTCCTTCCAGCGCTTCCTGCATCGCGATATAATCGGCGTTAACCAGCGTGCTATTACCGCTGTTGCCGCCAGTGAGATGTACGCCGCTGACATCCGCCGGAATGCCGCCATTACCGACAACCTCGGCCTTCACCCATACATTTTCGCTGTTCTTGTTCATCGCTTCGGCAATCGAAGCAGCCGTACCGTCGCTGCCTTTATACGTACCCAGCAGCTTAGTGCCCTCATAGAGACGCACCTCACGGGCTTGCTCGTCACCCAAGGTTGGCTGTACCGTTACGGCAAAGCCATTACCGCGACTACCTGTGTACAAAGCCTGCAAGCGCAGCACATCGGTTGGTGCCTCACCGCCGCTTTTCAGCGTCACAGTTGCTGGTGCAGCCGTGTCATCTGCCAAACGGTAGGCCAACAGCTTTTTCGGTCCACCCAGCAGAGCCAGATACAGCGTAGAATACGCTGTTGCTCCATCCAGACTGTCATTCGAAAAGATTTGGCTGATCGCCGTTTCGCTACCAATCTCTACAAACTCACGTACAGGACCCCAGTTGGCTTTAACCGGTACAACGACCGTACCGCGCGAGCCACCTTGAATTGCTGAAGCCGCCGCTGCCTGAAAATTCATATACAAACCCGGCAATACTGGTTTATTCGTGTTTTCCCATGTTCCGCCTGCCATAATTAATCCACCTTCGCTTTCATAAATTGTTCGATTTTAGTGTGTGCTTCTGCTACCGTGAACAGCTTGTCCTGTGTGCCAAAAAAGGCGCCTGCCAGCACTTCTTCCTTCACGGAAAACAATTGTTCCGCGTGCTCCTTAAGCTCCTTCAGCGTATAGCGGGGGCCGCTTGCTTCCTGCCCGGCATTGACCGGGGCCTGCTCGTTGTTTTCCAAGGTCACTCGGACCACCTCATTTCAAAATAGGATGAATTTCCACTCTGCGGATTAACGCCGCTTCCTCAGCCGGACGCATACGTCGCTGTACCAGCGTCAGCCGGAGCTGACCGTCCAAAATCGCATCCGCCTGCAAATCTGCGGAAGCTTCTGACGTAGACATGTAACGGCCCTTCTCCTGATCCAGAGGAAGCTGAATTTGGGCGGCAAAGCCCTCGACCAGCGCGGAAGCCGCGCGGTTCTCTTCAGCAGTGTCCGGGGCAATAACGTGCCCGATGAACCGTTTGCGAAGTTCATACATCGAGGCTCCCGCCATCCTGGTCTCGCAGCCGCTCAGCCGCCATAAGACCGCATGCCGTCCCGGCTGTGCGGGCCATGCATCGGCGTACACCGACCACGTCTCGCCCAACTGCTTCTGCGTCCAGCGGGTCAGCGCCGTCAGCCATTCATCCGGCTGTGCAACACCGTTTGCCGGAGCGGCCGCCGGACTACCCTCCGTTTCAGGCACATACACGCCAAAACGTAGCGTTCTGTAGGCCTTGCCCGTAACGGTATCCAGCTTTTCCGCATCCCGCACGCCCAAATAGTGCGCGGTAAAAGCCGACGTGTCCTCGCCTTCGCCTGTCACCGGTTCCCGGTGCAGTCCGGCAATCAGGGCGTTCGCCCATACATCGGCCTGTGCCAGCCCGGCTTGTCCTGCGTACAGCTTGATGCGGACAACCTGCCGATATCCGGCCCAGGACGACTTCCAAATTTCCTCGCCCAGCGCCATAACGGCGTACGGCTCCTCTGCCGTCTGCGACGGTGGCTGAACATCGTATACGCGCCCTTGAAGCGCTGGAACAATGTCAATGAGCTTTTGTTTAAAGGCTTGTCTCATCCTGCGGCATGCCACCTTTGCGCATCCTGCACTCGCATGTTGTGGCTGCTTACCCAAGCTTTTTTCCACTTTCGTGTTCTCATCCGGCGCAGCCTCGTACTCATGCATTGCAGCATCCCTTGCTTAGGCAACACGACTCCTCCTTTCTATTCAACGAATTCCCGGGAATCGACAGGGACGACAACCGCATGAAAAAACCGGCCCTGATGGCCGGCTAACTTTTGACTGTGTGTGTCTTCGGTATGTCCTCTTGTCTTGATTCCCGATGATATAATCTTACACCCTTATAACGAATGCGTTGCCGGGGAAAAGGACGATAAAAGCAGAGACTAGGGATGAAGTTGGGTGGTATTTTGAGAACGTATGTTCGTGTTAATAAAAAAGACCTTGACCCCTGCTATTACAGGAAATCAAAGCCTTTTAAGAAATGATATTAAAATAGAAATGCGAACGAATGGATAATTATTACATCACCCCCATTTTCGATCCGTGCCCTTCTGTAAGCCAGCCAGATTCAAAACACCTTGATCCGCCAGTGCAAGCGCCATTTTGTAAAAAGCCCGGGTGCGGATTTTCGTGTACGTATCTTTGCTTACTGGCGGATCGAGCACATAATTGTAAACCTTGTAGTCGAACACATCGTCATCCTTTAAATAGCGCTCACGGATGAGTAACTGTTCGCGTTCATTCAAACGGCCGACTACGACATCCACCATTTCGCAATAAGCCAAACGAGCTGCAGGAGCATCTACATTATATACGGCTGTCCGTGCCGTTGGATCGCTGGTCACATTCGTCGGGCCGTTCGGGCGATCCGTATAGCCGGCAGTAATGAAACTTTCCCGGTCCATAAAGGTAATGGTTTTATAAATCCGATATTTTTCAAATACCCCCTCCAGTGCGTTCTGCGTTTTGCGTCTGTCTAATTCGGGTAAGTTATTTTTCATGTAAAGCAACACTCCTTATCTTATGCCTTTTGACAATGATGTATTTTTTTAAATCGTACAACTCTTACGTTTACAATTCGTTCCCCTTTTGTTCGTATTATGAGTATAACATAACATTATTTAGGATAGCTATCCATCGGCAAAAAAAGCGATCTAGCTTCAAAAACAGGATATTCGCTTTATTTTTCTATGCCTTTTGGCATATTACGTGCTTTTACTATTTGCCTAATGGTATAATGGAACTAATCTTTTATTCTGTTGCAGAAGGGGGTCGCCATTGTGGAACAACCAGCATTCGGAACATACTTAAAGCAGCAGCGTGAGCACAAGCAATGGAGCATTAACCAATTGGCAGAAGTGGCTGGCATCAGCAATTCACAAATTTCCCGTATTGAAAACGGACTGCGTGGCGTACCCAAGCCCTCTACTCTCCGCAAAATAGCGGACGCGCTCGGTGTATCGTATACCGAGATGATGAAGAACGCCGGATATTGGGGAGACGATGATTCAGTAGAGCAGCATTCACACGAGTCCTATCGTTCCAACGTACCGGAATGGGCTACTTCCAAAGACCGCCGGGATTTTAAAAAAATGCTGGAGGAAGACGGCGAATTGATGTTCGACGGCATTCCGCTGGATGAAGAAGATCGTCAACGGATCAAGGATGTGCTGACAGGTCTGTTCTGGGAAGCCAAACAGATGAACAAGCATAAATCCAAATCGCCCCCAACGGGCAGTGATCAGGAATAG